CTACGCTTCTGAACTCCTCTTTCTCCAGTGGCAACGGCTCCAGGTCCATGAGAGGGACATATGTCCCTGCTACATAGCCCAGAAAGAACGCGGGAAATAATCCCGCGTGCCGTCTGTAATATGGATGTTGTGCCATCGTCAAGATTGCTCGGATGAAAATCCAGCTCTTCGTCGACTTTGGCAAATTGCTGAACAGTACGTTTAGCAGTTTCCTCATTGTATGGTAGTTCGAGTTTGTATAAAACAAACAACAACTGTCTTAATTGTCCAAGTACCTTAGGGCACGCATCACTGCGTTCCCGACCGGTATCATCGAATATATGCTTAAACAGCGTCCCGAGGAACTCGGGTAGCTGTGTGTTCCGCTTCAACTTGAAGCCTGAACATTGTAAGCACTCTCCACTAGCTAGGGCCCTGTCAAGGGCCTTCCCTAGTTTGGGTAAGGACTTCGTAAAGAAGCCCAAGCCCTCAGAGCGTGCGCGATTAACGATCTCTCGTCGATCACGTACGTATTCAACACTACCGGTACTAGCATAGGCACCAGCCACATCACTGTGGAGGTGACAGTATACCTCGATATAAAAATCGAGTAGGCTATTCTGGGTTTCCATTACTGGTAATCCTCCTAGCTCATTACGTTCACCTTAACTCAGTGCGGCTTGATCCTCAATGACGTCTCACGACGTTAGAGAGGTAATTACATCTTGCGCGGTGGGGGTTTCATCCCTCTACCGTTCTACGAGTGGAACTTGCGTCCGGCAGCCTTTACGGCTGGCCGGAGATCCACTTGTCGAAGGAAGCAGTACCAGCGATGGCCATCATGGCCAGACCAGTAACTTCCTGCATCTCTGCGAGTGTCACGATCGCATCGTCAGCCCTTTTCAGGGTGAACTGTGCGTTGAGTGACCGCCGATCCCCGTTCGCGTTGAACAGCTGCTTCGTAACCCGGACCAAGTGTCCGTACGTTTCGATGCCAGCGGTTTTGCGCTTTTCGAGGCCCAATTCAAGAAGAATTGGGGTGGTGGCGGCCAGAGCCGTACACGTCGCAAAGGAACGCCCCTTCTCATCATGGCCCTTGTCAAAGGACCGCGTGGGAAGGGATGCACCAGTGAAGATGTAATTAGGATCTAAGACCCGAGGATAAGTGAACATAATTAGCGTATTTGTTAGTTGTGTTACCTTTCGAGCTGCTTTGTTGCAGCCCTCGGGTGTGTTAGAATCTCGCTCTTGAACCCACTAACGCTGCCCCTAGGGACAGCTCTCGTGTGTTCAAGTTTGAGGTCGACATCGCAGAAAACAGACCAGTAAGGTCTGTCCGGCGATCGTAGTATTTGCTCGTGATAAAGCCAGCTTGCGTCAAGCGTGCGGGGTTCAGATATATATCTGGATCCCCCGCCTCTTGCGCGTTGAGCTGGCCCACTGCAATATCTACTACTGTCTCGGACTTAAACGATGCGCAAAAGTCCTCAATAGTCGTAACGAGTCCCAGGTTATCCACGGAAAACCGTCTCAAAAAGCCACCGACGTTTACTACCCAATCGAGTAGAAACGAAAGTGGGATCGCATTCCAAATAATGGAAGGATCCAACCTGACGCCTAAAGCGTCCATGTAGCCTTTGATGGTATTCCGTGCACCCAAGACACCAGGCACCTTATACGTATAACGTATAGTAGCGTGGTAAACACCCGCTTCCAGCCAACGTTCTCTGCGTGCGATATATGCCGTTTGGGCAGTATATGGCGACGCAAAGTCATAAACGTCGGGGGATAGCGGAGCACCGAGCACAAACTTCTCACTCCCATTCAGGTCATTTGAATATACCTGTTTGGTGAAGTGTCTGGTTTGCGGTGTGCTTGCACGTTTCCAAATATCGGCAAGTTTCTGGTCAACCGACCAGGCCTTGTCCCACATAGTTTGGATGTCCTGGACAAATGGTGCCCAAGCGAATGAGTAATTCAGGTACGATGAAGACATTTGGGAAACAGTACGTTTCCTTAGTGCCTTATCCAGGTCGCCGCCATAGGCGGACGACCCGGTGAGTATCGTACTGATACGACCTTTTCTCTCCATGAAACTGGCCCATAACTTTCGGAAATCCTTCAGCTCAATTAAGAAATTGACTAAAGAAAACCCGTCAGAAACAGAGGGTAACATGTTTTGCAGAGCCTCACGATTCAACGCCTCCCATTCGGAGGGCGCCAAAAAGTGGGGATCGAGCGGTAGCTGAGATTTGTAAACCTCGGCCGCCAAACGATCCTGCGAGAGCACACAACGCCAGGTGGGTGAAGTGCTATTCGGAAGAACCACAATGGTTCCCGGAACAGCCACCTTACTGACGCGTGTGTGATAGACAGGGTTAAACCTGCTACGTCCCTTACTAGTTTGACCAATAATGGTCTCACTGTATCTATTGTGGTACTCCTCTGGATAAGAGGGACCATGAGCAATAGTGACAAACGGTGCTATCTTGGATTCCCATTTTAGGAATTCTGGGGCAGCTGACGTTGTCGCGTCGTAGGAACGGGTCTTAGTATTCATTTGCAATCGTGCTAATGTA